CGCAAGCATCGCGCCGCCTTGCGCGAACGCCTGCGTAACGACGTTGTGTGCGCCGGGGGTGACATCCTCCGCATATTGCGGCTCGCGTGCTTCAGCGCCTTCTACTAGGCTCTTACCAGCACCGTACCGAAGATCACCCTCCTGCCCGGTGGCTTTCAGTCCTTGCCCAACCAGACGGGGTAACTCGCTGACCGCACCGCGCATCACGCCCGCGCCGATCTCACCTAGCGCCAAACGCGGCTTGGCCTGCAACTCCATCTGCTTGTCCACCCACGCCTTCTGTGTCGGCGTGAGCTTGTCGTACGTAGACGGCGGCGGGGCCGCCTGCTCGTCAGACGGCCGGGGACGCAGCGGGGGGAGCGCCGGGAGGTACTGGTCGGCGAAGGAAAGGTCAACTGCCATGGTTTAGCGTCCAGCAGCCGTACGCGAGAGGGCTTCCTTGGTGGCCGAGTTATCGTTCATCAGGTCGTCCACCTTGAATGCTCTTGGTTTATTTTCGCCGGGACGGAGGACCAAAACATGAGAACCTGTCGGGTTGAACTGCATCGTCGGGTTGCGTGCTTGCGGAGCGAACCGCGACTCCTGCGCAATGCGCGCAGCTTCGGCCGAATCTCCAGCCAATGCAGCTTGCTGGTACCGCTGTCCGCGTACTGCGTCCTCCATGCGGGGGAGGAACCCCAGCTCGTGAGCGCGGTTGGTCGATGCGATCTCCTGCGAACGCAGGAGATTCGACGCGACGTTCTGCTGACCCTCTTCGTTCGCACGCTGTTGCGCCACACCCGTCAGCGCGAGGGACGCACCAGCGTTAGTAGTGGCGGCGTCCGCGTTCGACAGCGACGACACATCGCCGATCAGCCGGGCACGAGCACGCAAGAGCTGGCGTCCACGAAACTGACTGACTATACCCGACGAGTTAAGCAGCTTATCCGCACGATCCTGATAGTCGTTGATCCGGCTGTACAGCGCCGACAACGCACCACCACCCCCTGCGGCCGGGGCCATGGCGACGCCACCTACGTTCGCACCAGCACCTGCACCGAACGTCGGCACACCAGCGAGAAAGCCCGGCACAGACGGGAGCTGTGCGCCCTTCTTCGATAGGTCGTCCAGCCCGGCCCCGCCCATGTTGGTGAATAGGGGCGACTGACCCTTCGCGTCGATGCGCTCGATGTTCGGCTGGCTCGTTGGCCGCGTGAAGTAGGGCAAACCTCCGGGGGATACCGCACCTGTTGCATCCGGTGATGGCGCTTGCGATTGGCCGGGAGCTTGCGCCTTGCCGCGCGCACGATCCGACTGCGAGTCCGCGTTCTGCGCGTTTGTGATCGCCACCGCGTTCTGCGTCTTGGGGGGCATGGCTGCGGCTGGTGAGCCATTGATCGGCGTGGAGTCGCCCGTGACGAACGTCTTGAGACCTTGCGCAGCCGCGTCCCACACAGGCATGGCCGGGCGCATCACGTCCGCACCGACAGCCAGCGGGATCGCGGTGGCCGAACGCAGCGCGGTGCCCGCCGCTGCGCCTACGCCGCCACGCTTGTACGCGCCTGCGACTTGATCCCCCATGTCTTGTCCATATTGCCCACCGGGGATAAGGGGAAGATAGCGAGGGTCCATCAGATCGTCTCCCACGTGAAGCCGCCACGTCCAAAATTGAACTTGACCGGCGCACGCATTTTCCTACGCACATCCTTCAGCACTTCGGCCACGGCCGCATTGAAGCGCGATTCGTGGTCAGTCGCTGCGGTTGAGTGACCATCGATGTCGGAGTTGCGCAGCGCGAGATACGCAGCCCACTCCAGCATGTCGAGCTGGTACATCTCGGGAAGCTCGCACTCCGCGTCGAGCGTGTTGACATCAAAGTCGTCCATCGGCAGACGCGCCGTCCGCAGGTAAACGACCTTTCCCACTTCGGTTGAGGACGGGGCTGGATACACGGTGAGCGTAACCGCGCCTGACGTGTCCACGTCCAGCGTCTCATCCGTAGAGATCGCGCGGGGGCGGCCGGGCGTGAGCGTACCGGCACTGCTGGGGTCGAACCACGGGGGATCGTAGTTCTGCACCTGCGTGACGATGACGCGCCCGATGCGCGCGAGATCAACCGTGTCGGTATCGTACTTGCCCGACACGACCGCGAGCACTTTCTCGTGGAGAACGTATGAAGAAACGCCAGCAGCCAGAGTAACTTGCACTACCTCGGGCGTACTGGCGTCTCTCAGCGAAAGCGTCTTGCGTGCGAATCGCTGCTGCGCGGCGTTGATGTAACGGACTAGTGTCTCGTCGGACCAGAGCTGATCGTTGGGACCGGAAGCCAGTTCACTGTTATCGCGCAGTACGTTGTCCCGAAGCTCGCCGAGGAGGGCTTCGAGGTTCATGGTTTATGCCGCCGCCGTTTCCGGCTGCACCACACGGTACGGGAACCGCAGCCGCTTGCGATAGCCCACAACCTGCTTGGTTGCCTGATCGATCTGCGGTGTTTCCTGCACCGCGTCGTTCAGGATGTTGACGACGCCGTACGGCACGTCGGCCTCTTCGCCGGGGCGCAGCATCCACGTGCGACCGTTCAGTGAGATGAACTGGCCGGTCGGCGGAATGTTGTCGTTCTCTTCGAGCACGATGCGCACCATACGCTCGCCGGGGGCGGGCGTCGGCGGCACCTGCGCAGCCTTGGAGCGGGGCTTCAGCGTGGGTACTTCGTCGTCGGCGGCGAGCAGCGCGCCGAGGTTCTTGTTGCGTGCCATGGTCAGTCCTTCTCGTTGGTTGCTCGTGCGAACTCGGTGCCCATATCCTCTTCGGGCGGTTCCAGCCCTTCGAGGTGTTTACCCACAAAGGTTGATGCTTCGGCCGCCGTTGCGAACGCGTACTCTTTCCACGGGTCCTTGTACGGCGTCTTGGGGTTCTTGTTGGCCTTCTGCACGGCGGCGTCGGGAATTTCGACGGTGTAGCCGTTGGTCAACTTTTCGATCCTACAGACGGTTTCGCTCACGGTGCTCTCCTCGCACGCAGGGGGGCCGAAGCCCCCCTCCGATCGGTTAACGTCTCAGGTTAACCGAATGCCTGCCACGAGAACGCTGACGACACGGGGATGTCGGCCGCCTTGATCGTGAACGACGACGCCGTTCCGAGCGCGATGGTGCCCGGCGTGATACCGGACGCCACGTCGAGCGTGCGCGTGCCCGCCGCGACGGTGCGGATGGCGCTGTTGCTCGCCATGCCTTCGTACCACTCCAGCGTAATCCGGTTCGTGTTGTCCACCCACTTGATGTAGCGGGCGATGAAGCCGGGGTTGAACGTGGTATCGACCGCCGCGCCCGCGTCCGTGGTGACACGGCCTTGGGCGTAGTTGGCGACGCTGGATGCTTGCGTTTGCGAGTTGATGACAAGAGCCATGATGTTTTCCTATCTGGATGAGGGTTGGGTGGTTACGCGGTAACGATTGCGTTCCAAGTGCCTGCGACCGCACAGAAGAACATCACGGTCTTGTTGGCGGCCACTGCGAACGCAGCATCACCCGCGAGCGCGTTGACCGCATCACCCGAAGAGGGAAACACGTTCATCGAGTTCGCCGCAGCCGCGTTGATGATGACGATTAGCTGCGTGCCGGGCACCGCCCTCGGTAGCTTCACCGAGTCGCCCGCAGTACCGACCGTAGTGACGCGCGTCACCGGCTTGCTGACCACGATTGCATTGGCTTGGCCGCCACCCGCAAGTGCGGTGACGCCGTTCTGGAAATCGAAACGGTCGATCTCCAGTTGCTTGTCGGTGTAGTCGAGCGACCGGGCGTTGATCTCGGTGGGGGTCAGGATAGGCATAGTCAATCTCCTTGGTTAAGACTCAGGGGGCCGAAGCCCCCGTCGTCAGATTGATTACGCCGTCGCGGCGACTTCAGCGCGGACCATGAACGCGTCCTGCAGAATGACCGCAGCCTGCCACGCCTTCCAGCCAACCGTGCCACGCTGCGCGAGCGGGTCCCCAGCGGCCGGTTTCGGGTTCACGACCATGGGCGTGATCGAGTCCTTGCCCTTCAGCGGCACGATGCCGTACGCATCACGTGCGATGAAGAGGATCGGATACACGTCCGCGAGCGTGCCGGTCGTGCTGCGCATCGCGCCCTTGGCACCACCCGCGTCAGGGAACGGCGCGAAGATCGTGCTCGTCAGGTACCGCACGCGCTCGACTGCACCGATCTCGTTCTCGTACGGCGTGGTCGTGCCGTACTGCTTCGGATTGATGTAGCCGGTCATCGAGCGGATGTCCGTTTCGCAGTCCGGGTGCGCCAGCGCGATGAACGCGCCTTCGACGGGTTCCGTGCGATAGTCGGGCGTGCTCTTGACCACCGACGTAATCATCTTGCCGTTCTGGCGCAGGATGCTCGTCGTGATCTGGCGTTGCAGCGTCAGCACCATCGGCGTGTTGACGGCGTTCCGCGCACCACCGTTGGCGTAGAACACGTTCGTTCCAGCCTTCAGGATGTTGAAGCGGATCGTCTCGATGGTCATGGCCGCTTGCTCGGACATGATCGTCGTCGCCTCGGACAGCACCGGGTCCTCGTGCGTGTCCATCACCACGTCGGTGATCGTCACGTAGTCGCCGTACTGGTTCAGCGTGACGGTGTAGTCCTGCGTGGCGAGACGGTTGCCTGCCGGGGTCACACCTTCGAGCAGCGGCGTCAATGCGAGCGGCGAGAAGTAGCTGCCCGAACCGGAGCCAGCCGCGCCGGTTGCGCCCTGCAGGAAGTAACGACGCCACTTCGCCGTCTTGGTGTTGTTGGTCGGGATGGGGTAATTCTGCCCGAACTTCTCGATCACCATGTACGGCAGTGCGCGAGTGAGCAGATCACGGATGACGTACGCCGCAGTACGCGGGGAGATGTCACCATAAACGACGGTATTGGCCATGGTTCAGTCCTTGAGGTTAAGTCGGTTACTTGCTACCTACCGCTTCAACCCACGCGCCTTCAAAGTCATCGACATCGGCTGCGGGCTGCACGGGGGTAGTTCGCTTGGAATCGACCACGCTCATCGCCTTCGCCGCTTGTTTGGCCTTGGACGAGATTTCGGTCACAGGTGCTACGGGTGCTGCTGGTGTCGTCGGGGTGGGCTTTCCGCCCGCATCCGCCGTCACCTTGGGTTTGGTTGCACGTCCGGTGGCCGTCTTGAACTCGGTGATGAGTTCGACAACCTCCTCGGGATCGCCTTCAGTGATGATGGCCTTCGCCATCTTCTTGCGTGTTCCGGTGAGCGACTTGTCCACCCACGCATGCACGGCGTCGTACATCGCGTCGTCATAATCCTCGTGGGTTGCGCGGATCGCGTTCAGTGTGGCGGTCTCGCCCACCATGTCAGCGGCTGTACTGCCTCGCTCGATCAGCGGCCCGTACACACGGGCGATCTCGGTGAATATGTGCTGGACGACCTGTGCGTACTCCGACCGGCGCTTCAGCGCCTCGCCGCGCGTGACATCTTCCCATTCCGTGTTGTACTTGGCGAGGAACTGCTCTTCCTCATCGGTATAGATTTTCGCGGCCGGTTCCGGCTTCGGTGCTTCCGGCTCGGTACCACGCGGTTCGGGTTCGGGCGCAGCCTTACTCTTGGCTTCCAACTCCTCGAAGCGCGCCTTCCAGTCGATCTCCTCCGGGGTTTCCTTCGGAGGTTCAGCGGTCGGAGCTGCCCCCGCCGCTGCCGAGTCCCCGGATGGAGTCAGTGCAACGGCGGGGGGCGTCGCGGCGGCCGGTGTACCCGGCGTCGCAGGCGGCTCCGTACCGGCGGCCTTGTTCTCACCTTGCGAGGTAGACTCGTCTCCGTCCTCAGTCGAGGAAGGTTCGGGGGTCATCAGCTCGTCAAACGCGGACGCCATCGAGTCATACTCGCCCGATGGCGGCGTGTTGGGAACGGGCGCAGTGGCCGGTGTGTTCGTCTCGGGGGTAGCCATGAGAGAGCCTTATAGGTTAATGGGTATGGGTTGTCAAACCTGCGTGGCTGATGCTGGGCGTTCTTTTAGGAATTTAAGAATCTTCTTGTACGCCTGTGCTTCGCCCTGCAGAGTGAGGATGTCGGCCGCGCCGGGGGTGATCGCCAGCTCTTTCACCCGCTCCAACTCGTTGCTCAACAGCGCGTTCAACGCGATACCGAACACCTCGTCACTGCCCGCAGCTAGTTGCGCGCGGTACTCCGCTTCTACTTGTTTTGGAAGTTTCATCACTTACCCTTCTTGGGTGATTTCGGAGCTGGGGTCGGTGGTGGTTGATTCTCCACCTCCAGCTTCGTAAGCACGCCATCAGGAATATCAGCGTGCGGGTTGGTCTTGACCTCCGCAACCTCGGCAGGTGTGACGCCCTTCTCCAGCCCGGTGAGGATCGCCGTGTAGATCGTGGCGTCGCTCGCCGCTGCGTTCTTGTCGCCCTGCGTGAGACTCTTCACGGCGTCGGCCAGTGTCTTGCGCACCGTCGCGCGGATCATCTCTTCAGATTGCTGCTCCTTCTTCTGCTGCGACTGCGCCTGCGCTTCCTCACGCCGCTTCGCCTCGGCATCGTCCACGATCACACGTGGGTCCATGTCGCGTACAGCGACGCGCTCCTTGAGGAGATAGTGCCAGTCAACGTAGAGCTGTTCGCCCGGCGTCACCGAGCGCGCCAACTCGTCGTAGCCCATGCCGCGCACTTCCTTCGCAATCAGTGAGGTTGAACCACGCGACACTGGCTGGAAGTCGCCCTTGATGGACTGCTTACCGTTGAAGTGCTTGTTGAATAGGATGAGCGATCCCATGACCGACTCGGTGAACGAGTCGAAGTTACGCACCACATCCTTGAAGGGTAAGGCTTCCTTGCCCATGAACATCGACGCGCCCGACGCCGTGCGCAGCGGCTCACTTGGCATGTCGCCGCCCGTGGCCGGGCCGACGAACGTCTCCTGATCGGCGAAGTTGCGGAACAGCTCGTTCACCTTCAGCAGCTCGTCAATGTGGCTGTCGAACTGGATGGTGCGCACCGCTGGGTACGCCAGCGTGGCGGGCGACTCGTCGTCACGCTCCCACGCCTTGTACGCGGTCACGCCGTCCACGTCAGTCTCGGGCACCAGTAGCTGCCGGTTCACCTCGATGTTGGGGCCGCACACGACACCCGCGTTGTCGAGCACCATGCGCGCCGTGGCTGCTACGCCTAGCTGCGAATCACGCATGATGAACGGGAGACCGTTGCCAACGAGCGACGTGTCGTCCTCCTCGAAGATGAACACGTGGTACGACGGGATCGGGTTGTCCTCACCGACTATCGCCCATGGGTTGAGGTTCGCGCGAATCACCTGACCATCGAGAATCCACACCACCGCCGAGATCATCTCATGCAGTTTAGTGTCGGGAATGTCAATACCGCATCCCTTCAGGTAGTGACCCGACAATCCACCGTCCCACACCAGAATCTCGTACTTGCGGCCGTTGACGCGCGCTTGGTTGGTGTTCACACCCATCGTGCGCAGCTCGGACTCAAAGTTCTTTTCTTTGTAGTTCCCCTCGCGGTGATCCTTGAGATATTTCTTGATGACATCACCGAAGAACTGGCTGTCGTCAGCGAGCTTGCGCACCTGTGCGCGCGACATCACGATGCGCTGGAACTGCCCGTCCATCTGGTGAATGTACTTCGCGCTCATATCCGGGTAGTAGTCCCACACCGGACAGAACTCATACTGCGGCACGAGGATCGTCTCGTCCACCGCGATCACCTTGCCCGCCGCTGGGTCGAGCTTCCACCTGCGTTGTTGACGCGAGCGCGCCATCGGCCCCTTGAGCACGCCCATGCTGTACAGGATGCCCGACGCCAGCACCTTACGCACCAACGCGACGTAGCTCACCATCTTCGCGCCACCCAACTCGGTGAGTTGATCCTCGATTTCAATTTCGAGGTTCTTCGCCCGCGACTTGGCAAACTCACGCACCGCGTCGGTAATCATGTCGTCGGTCAACTCGGGTTGTTGACCTTGCTCATCGGGCTGCTGCAGTTGTTCAAGGATGTAGTTCAAGTCCTCGACCGACAGGTTCGGCACTGGCGACGCTTCGATCCCCCAATTCTTCTCCGACGAGGGGAACAGCAAGTTCATCAGCCGCGCAAGCATCGACACACACTTCACACGTGTGAGCCTCGGGTACGCCAGCGAGCGGTCGCTGGGAATCTGCGACTTCACCTTGTCGTCGTACTGGCCGAGGAACTGACGCAGGTTCTGCGTCCAGCGCATCTCAGCGATGCGACGGTCGGTCTCGTAGACGATGAAGTCGGCCGCCAGCTTGGCACCGAGCGCGCGGAGCTTGTCAGGATCGCGCGGCGGTGGGGGTGCGTATGACGGTTGCTGCGCCAGATCAACCGAGGGGAGTTGCGTCTCGTCCATCCTTCTTCTCCTGAGAGGTTAGCGCATCACGTAGTGGTTTGTTCTACGTGCCATGGGTGGTCTCGCCTCGTTGCGCCGCGCCTCCCGCACGGTTGAGTGCTGATAATACCTGCACAAGTAGCCGAATGCATCTCCAGAGTGAGAGTTGGGGTTCTTTTCCGGCTCCTCCTTCAGCGACTTGCCTTTCCTGTCTGTTTCGTACCGCCATCCACCCTGCAGAGCACGAATCAGGTGCTTGCAGCGCGGATCGATCAACAATGCGGGTTGACCAAGCACCAAGCGCGTCGAAAAGTGCTCGATTGCCTCAACCCGAAGGGGTAATCTGTTGTTCATGTCGGGGAAAACGACCCTATAACCCCCTCTTTTGCGGTCTCTGAGGGTGTCTACGATGGTCCGTTCGTTGTTGCTGGAGCGTGAATCTGCGGCCGGATCGGGGGCCAAAATGAACTCATAACCCCTAAAACGGGTCGCAATTAGGGGTGCTAGACGCTCTTTGATGATGCGTTCGGCCCCCATATCACGCTGAATCAACTCATCCAGCACGATTAAGCGCCCATTTAGGTCTTGTTGGCCGAAAATCAACGCGCTGCCTGCGAGGCCGGGGTCGAATCCTGCCACCAATGGCAGCGCCGGGTTGGGGGTGAGTTTATCGCGCGCAACGTGGAGCTGCGGATTGAACGTCTTGATGACTGGAGTACCGGAAAGTGAGTACCCCCACTGCACCTCAATGAACTTCTTAATCCATTCGGGTGATTTGCCCACCGCCAGCGAGGTGTAATACTTCTCCTTGCCCGGCAGGTTGTCTACGTTCTCCGCTTCGGGGCTAAATCCGGAGGGTTGAACGAACAACATGACGTTACCCGGAATCTTGGTGTCGCCAAGACCGAGATGTTCATGCCATTCATCGTCCTCATTACCCGGATTGGATGATCCCCACATGCCCCAATTCGTCGCGCCACCATCTTTCGTCGGTGGGTAGCGCCCGCACCGGGCTGCGAGAGCTTCACGAATCTCTGGTGCGATCTCAACAAATTCATCGAAGATTGCGAATGTGACCTCCAGTGAGAGCACACGCGACACGTCGTCTGCCGTGTCCAGCGCGCGGAACAGCACCTCACATTCGACATCACCGAAGCGCAGAATGAACGTCGTGGTGGTCGCCTTCCAATCACCAGCCTGTCCATCCTTGAACCAGTAATTCCACGAGGCTAAGGTCGTGTCTTTCAACTGCGGCATCGTGTTGCGAACGACAACCGCCCGTGAGCGGCGTATGCCGTCCACGGGCGATCTCGCTTGCTGTGATGCCATGTAGACGAGCTTGAAGAAGATGCCCGTCGTCTTGCCCGACCCCACCGGGCCGATGATCCAGTCATGGAACAGCTCGGCCGGTCGATAGTGCCGGATGAAGTTCCGGACTGTCGGCGGTGGGGTGTAGTTGATGACGGCCATTTAGAAGCTCGTGGGCTGCGCAACCGCTCTGGTTAACTACATGAAGCCGGTCTGCAGCGTCGTGCGCGCCGCCGCCACCCAGCGTGTGTCGAGCTTGCCGTTCACCGCCATGCCCTCGACCATACGCCCCACCTCGTTGGCGAGCGCCTTGATCTCGTTCATCAGCGCGGCTTCTTCCTCGTTGAGCTGCCGATAGCCGGTGATCTTCGGTTGCTGGAAGAACTTGTCGATGTTCTCCTCGATGGTCTGCATCATGTCGCTCATGTCTCCTCCGTTTCGGTTAACCGCTGCAGCGTGTGCATCGCCTTCTTGGCGTCGAGCATGCCGCCCTTCGCCCCTCTCTCGTCCACCATGTTGAATCGCCCGAGGTAAGCGAGCGCAGTGCCCAGCAAGTAGCCCTGATACTGCTCCTTGTTGAGCCAACGCTGCAACACCTCCCATGGTTGATACGCACCCATGCGCTTGTAGTGATCGCCGCCCATCTGGATGGCGATGGCCGGGGAGTCCTTGGGCACGTCCTTGTTCAGCTCCTCCAGCGTCGGCCGCAGGAACGGCTTCACCGCCGGGTCCTGCCACGGCTTCTTCGACGGGTCGTCGTACGCCTTCCTGCGCTCCTGCGCGAGCGTGAGCGCATCAGGTACCTGTCCGGTGCCTTCCACAAACGTGGTGGACGGCTTATCGAACGGCAATTCCATTTGTACCGGGTCTGCCATGTAATCCCCTTTGGTTAAGCGGATTCATGTCGCGGTACAGCACCAGCTCCTACTTGGACGACGCCTGCGCGCTCTTCACGAGGCTGCATGTGATCGACACGTTGTTGGGTGCCGTGCGATTCACCTTCGGGTCAGGGCACGTATTGATAGTCATCCATGGAGAAGTTACGGGCTGACCGGGACAGCGGATGAACACGTCGTCACCCTTCTTGCTTACTGTGAATCCGGCGCACACGTCGCAGAACTTCACTGGGCGAGGCGGCCCCACTGCTTGTGAGTGCGCCGTCGTCACATACAGGACGACGGTCCAGAACAGTGCTACGAGGAGTACCGCCGTCCTGAGTTTCACAGCGGCTCCTCGCCCGGCGGCAGTTCAGGTGGCTGAACCGGCGGGGTTGTGTGCGGCGCGACCGGCGGGTGATTCGCGGCCTGCTCCTGCTTGATGCGATTCCATTCCGCCCACTCGGCCTTCGCCTTGTCGTCGCGTTCCTTCTCCGCGTCGGTCATGTACGCCCGCATGTTGGCGAAGCAGTCGGCCGCTTCCGGCCAGTTTGAACCATCCGGGTTGAACTGCTTGCCCGGCGTGCCGTGCTCGAAGAACGTGCTGGTGCCGAGGAACAGCGCGCCCACGGTGCCGATGATCGTCTCGGCCTTGCCGTTGGTGATCTGGTCGGACACGCGCTGCACGTAGCCGACGAACATCTCCCCGAGATCGGGACGAGCCTTCGAGAGCACGTGGCCCGTCTTGGCGCACACACGCGTGTTCGGACAGTCGGGTCCCACCACCGGATCGACGCGCTGCCCGCTCACGCTACGTACGTGCGTGAGCAGACCGTTGATGTCGGCTTCGTACATCGGGTTGGGTTCCGTGACCGGCGCGGGCGGCGGGGTCTCGCCCACCACGTTCGTCTGTCCTTGCGCGAACGCGATCATGTCGGTCTTGAGCGACGCGAACTGCGCGTCGAGTGAGTTGAAGCGTGCAACCAGATCAGCGAATGTTGCCATGGGAATTGCCTCCTCCCGTGAGACTTACCTGAACAGCGGAAGCAGCGACGCCATGTAGCAGGCGAACGCTGCGGCGAAGAACCGGAGTCTGTACGGCTCGACCCCGGCCGGTGCACCCGCCGCTACGACGGACAGCACCAATGCGAACACTACGAGAATCGTAGAGATCATTTAACCTCCTAAGTTGATGTTGATCTGAAACGCATTGCCCACCCCGCCGGGGCCGTCGCCTTTCGGCTCGTATCCGGCCCAGCGGACTGTGCTCTTGATGAGGTCAGCCTTGACGGCTGTGGGTGTGGCGTCGCTGTGGATCAGCGCCCACGATTTCTTCAGCAGC